TGTCTGATGTATCCCCAATGTTGAACTTCGTATGTTGGTGGTTGTCCATAGGACCATTTTGTTTCAATATACCAATGAAAATCTCTATCTTTACAGTGACCTTTACCAGTCAAATATCTCCACTCATCCGTCAACTTTGTAATCTCTTCGATTATCTCTTTCATTTTTTAATGTCATTCATTAAACCTTGCATTTGTTCATTAATGTATTTTGGATCTTTATCTTTGAATGCTTCGATTATTTGTTTTCTACTCAAATAATGTAAATACGAATCCCAAGATGATCCCAGTATTATTGCTACAATAATAGCAAACATCATAAAATATAATAAATTAAATTCCTTATCATTCATAAAAGTCTAGTCTATATTTAAAAACTTGTTCGTCATGAGCTACTAAGTATAGATACCATTTTACCTCTCCGTTTTCTTCAAAACTTTTAGTATATGTGTTAACAATACTAACACTGGTTTGGTTTACTGGTTCATCTATAATAGGAGAAACTATAGGACTTGATGCTTTAACTTGATGTATTTTGTTAATCACGTTTTTTTTCTTTAATTATAATATTTGTCTTCCCAATTCTTATTAGAATTGTTTTTTTTGTCTTCTTTATATTCTTCTATATAATCTTCCTGACAATGCTTATAACCCAAACAATATGATAAACACATCAATGATATAATACCTATTGATATAATAAAATAAAACATATTTATGTTAATGTTTTTAATTCTGGAGAAATTTTTTCATTATCAAAAGGACTTGGAAAAGATGTTCCCAAACTAGCCTCGCAAGAACTCATATGATCCATAGGTGAATAATCATTAATATTTGCTATATCCCTGATAAACATATCATCATAACTCTTATTATAATCATCCAAATAGTGTTCAAATCCATCATATTTGTCTTCTGAATTATAAACATAGTCAAACAACCATTGTTCTCCGTCTGGATTTAATTTTAAATCACTTACAAGTTTATCAAAATATGAAGATTGTACTTCTTCTAATTCACGAATAAATGTTCTTGTTTTATAAATAGCATCTTCTGGATGCATCCCATCTAGTGTATATTTTTCTTTATTGTTTTTCATATTGTACTAAAATTAATCTATCTTTAAAGACGTATCCGGTTCTTCCGCTTTCAGTATATACTTTAAACCAATTTTCAGACTTGTCAAGTATTTCTAAGTTTGTTCCATTTAAAATTCTAGCAATTGATGGGGAAGAAATATCTGGTTTTTCTCTCAGATTAACCCAACCATCCTTATCATCCACAATACCATATTCTCTTTTTAATATTGGTTTATAAACTTCTTGGTGTACAGTTTTTAATTTATCATAAACACCAACACCAGCTGTTATTAGAGCAGCAATTCCTGTTAATATAACACCAATATGGTTCCAGTTATTCTTCATTAAGATGATTTAAACAATCAGTTATTTGTTGCTTCTGGAGTCTCAAAAGAATTCTACCATAATTTTTAATACATTCTTTTGCATATGTATCTAATTTATTCAAACATCCATCAGCAGATAATCCACTTTGGTAAAAAGCATAATCTTCTAAATCTTTAAGAGACAATTTTTTTTTCATCTTTCGACTTCCAATATTTTTCAGTTTCTTCGCAACAAGCCACATAACCGTGTTTCCTCGCTTCTTCTCTGCAAAGAGTTTTAAACCATCCTCCTCTTTTACAAAGAACTCCGTTTTCTCCAGTTACTTCGCATGTATTTCTAGACTTTCTTTCTGCTTCGGAAATGATGTCGTCAATAATATCATCCTCGATTTTATCTGCACCATAAACACTTACATAAAAACGAAGATCTCCATACTTTTCTTTAATTTGATCAGCCACTACCTGTACTTCTCTTCCATCTTTAGAACAAAGATCGCAGAAGTATTGCAGTTTTTCCATGCATTCATCAAGAATCTTGTACCAACCATCTTCTACTTCTAACCAAAAACTCATACACGATTCCATTGGACTTTTTCCACAATTTTGCAAAATTTTAGGATATTTGTTATACAACTTCAGTTCTAATTCATGATTCATATACATCCAATAATATTATTTTTTATAGAAATGTCAACAAAAAAAATCTCCATCGTGTTAAAAACCATCAAAATTATTTTTTACCATTTCTTCCGCAGAATTTTCTTCCCATCGATTATTCTTATAATCCCAGTGTCTTGAGTCATAAAAGTTTATTTCTAATTCTAGAAAACATAAATTTAATTTAAACCTAATACCAGCATGATCTTTACCTGTAAGTTTACAATCAAATTCAAAAGAAAACAAGTTATAATTTGAAAAAAAAGTTTCTATTTCCAAATTTTTATTTTTCGAAAGTTGTTTATGAAACCATTTTAGTTTATACCAAAAACGTTGTTTCTTTGTAAAATTATAAATTGTAAAATTAATGTACATATTATTATATTTTTAATGAAATGGGTTTTCCCACCCATCATTATGAGCTTCTTCCGATGCTTTACAGAAATTATAAAAAACAAAACCAAAAAAAGAAATACATAAAAAAATAAATACTGAGACAATAGATATTATAACCCAAAACATATTATTAATTTCTAGGTAACAATAATGCAACCTCATTTGCATCATCTACATGGGTTTCGTTAAATTCTCCCTCCCAATATTTTTCATCTGATTTTGGATTATTTGTTATCCCAATTTGATAAATTTTTTTAACTTCATTATACCCACATTCATAACCATCGACTACCACTCGCATTTCTGGATCTTCCTGTAATAATTTTTCTATTAAATCTTTAACTTTCATTTTCTTATTTTATATCTAAAATATGTTTAAAAAACCAAAGTGTGTTTATTGTTTTATCACAATAATCCCAATCTCTCATTTGCATACTATCATCATAATCTTTTTCATGTTTGTGGATTTTTTTCTTTATTTCATTTTTAAAGTCATCGGAAATAAAATCTTTAATTGTTACTAAAAATTTTTCTAGATCACTATCATCTAAATGAAGAACTATATCACTACCATCGTACTTGGAGCCATAACCACATGAAATTTTCAACTCAACAGGAACACCAAATTCTCCTAGATTTTTTCCAGAAAAATCTGAATAATAAACAGCTTCTTCGTGTTCTAATGGTTTAATTATTTTTTTCATAAAAATTATATATCAATTTAATCCATTGAGGTTTAGTTATTTCTTTATTATCAAGTATAGAAAAAGCATAAGACGAATTTTCTTTATAGTTTCTTATTATCATTTCTGCTTGTTCTTTTCTAGTTTGTACTTTCCTAATATCATGAATCATATCCAATATATTGTCAATATATTTTTTTGATAATTCACCAGAATCACAAATTTTTTCTATTTCTTCTTTTAATTGAACCGCAATTTCGTAATCAAATTCTATTTCAATCATTTCATAAAAATGTTCAAAGTCTGGTAATTGTTTTTCTATATAAAAATCAATTAAGTTATTAGTAGAACTAAGTTGTGATTTAATTCTGTGTAACCAGACATACCAATCAGATTTTAATTTAATTCTATTTTGACCATTATTATAAGAAATTACTATCCCCTCTTTACCTTTCCATTGTTTAATTGTCTGAGAAATTTCGGAAAGATTATTTGTATTTAAAAAGTTATAAGATTCTGGAAAAGGAATTGGTCCGATTTTTCTCCATATATCTGTTAAGTCATTTGGAGAAACCACAACCATTCCGGCTTTATTTATTGCTCCAATTAAATAAAATTCTATTTGTTGTGGTCTTACTACAATCACATTATTTGGAGTAACAATTTCTAACAACAAACTCAAATGTTGATTTTCTTTTAAAAAATTAACTACTTTAGGATATTTGTCTGTAAGAAGTTCAAAATCTTTTGCATTTTCTTGAAAAGTATAAGAAACCGTTCCTCTAGTTCTCATAGAAAAAGTATCATTCACATAATCAGCTATCAGCAATGAACCATCAATTTTATCTTCATATCTCCAATCGTTAAACTCTTCTGGATCAGGATAACAATCTGGTTTTTCACCATAATTAAAAAATTTAGGAAATCCGGATGACAAAACATTTCCTTCTTTATCAGTAATTAAAGAACGATAAAATAAGTTATTTTTATTCCATTTCGCATCTACCTCTGGTGTTATTAAATAACAATCCAACCCACAAAACTTATTTGGAACGATATTAAAATTTAGTTCTTCTATTGGAAGTTTTATTTTCATTTTAAAAATATACTATAATTTTATAGTAACATCAACCAAAAATAAAATAAGGAGACTCCTAGAAATATAATAAAACATAAAATTAATTTAGTTTTAGTTTTCATTTAACTTTTTCTTATATCTAAAGTTTCTCCATTTGGTTCTATGTTTCATAATCCAATCGATTAAAGCTGTATCAAACCCTATATCATAACCTCTTTTTTCACTTTCAATCCATTTATGTTTTAAAATCTCTTCTCTTTCTTCTATAAACTCTTTATATATAGAAGAACTCATGAAAAAACATGGTGTGGCTGTTAAAGCTATCATATATAATATTTACTTTTTATTTAAAAATAAAATATAAATCTTTATTTATATTCCCATAATTCATTAATACCAAGAAGTTTAGATACACATCCGTTTACTCTTTCCGTCCAACTAGAATGGAAGTGTCCATATATATGTAATTCTGGTTGACATATTTTAAAAATCTCATCCATTACTGCTCGTTCATCTGTAAGATCTTCTAATAGGTAAGCATCTTCTCTAGCCCAACCATAAACCATTTCATTAAATTTTTGAGGAAAGCAATGTGATGGTGCAGTGTGAGTTACGAGAATGTCTACTTTTTGACAGGCTTCTCTATTAAAAATAACACCCTCATCTTCCCAATAAGAAATTCCTTCCTTTCTCCCAGTTCTATCTATAGAGATTGCACCACCAATAAATTGTATGGTTTTACCTCTATATTCTGATATAGTATAATCCTCAAGTAATTCAAAATTACTTAATACTATAGGATTTTCTTTTTGAAAGTAGATTGGATCACTATGGTTTCCTCTGATACTTTTATATTCAATATTGTGTTTTTTGAATAAATTATTTAAGTTTTCAAATTGTAATAATTGTTTATCTTCTGGAAGAAATCCTTCACCACCATCACCAACACAGATGATATAACAATCACTTATTTTTTTATCTCTAATAATATCAAACAGCATGTTCCATGCTCCATGATGATCCCCTAAAAATAAAATAAATTTGTTTGAGTCTAATTTTTTAGTGTTCATATTTTTAATTTAAAAATAATTCCCATTCTTTTATATTTTCTAGATTTCTGATATAAAAAGAAACTGGCATTACTCTAGGTGCGGATGGTTTTTTCAGTAATTTTAATCCTGCTTGTTCAGGTGTTCTATCTGCCTTTAATGCATTTATTTGTTTATGTGCTAGGACACAATTTTCCCATGATGTTTTTCCTCCTTGAGATTTTGGAACAACATGATCTATATTTCCATTGGTTTTATTTAATTTCTTACCAGTATATTGACAAGTAAAGTTATCTCGTTCCCAAAGATTCTTTTGAGTAAATTTGATAGTTTGTCTAGGAATTTTATCATTATAATTTAAAACAATAACATTTGGAATTTTAATATGACCATTGATAGTTCTAACAAAATCGTCTTTGTCCTTTATATCTAATTTAATCCATTCATTCCATTCCAATGATAAAAATTTATCATCTTCTATTAATAAACCTTTAGCATTATCAGAATACATTAAAGAAAAAGAATTTCTTGCTGTAGTAGTATTAATTGGTATCCAGTTTTTATTTAAAATTAAAACGTGTTTTTTAAAAATTGTCTTCATTCGACTTATATGGTTCTTCAATTACAACATAGTATGTTCCTGCAATCTCTTCTATTTTCGAAGTACTTCCCGTTGGTAGGGTATTCTTCTCAAATGCTTGATATACAATATCCCATGCTTTTGAAAATTGTTTTTCTTTAATAGTCTTTTCTATTCTTTTTTGAAATCTTTGTGGAATTCTGAACTTCTTTTCAGGTTTCCAATATTCGCTAATATTATCTAATATTCTTGGTGGTTCAACATCAGAAAACTTAGTTGGACCATTCCCACTTACATCACATATTCTACGATAACCATCGTTTCTTTCATAATGAAGATATTGATCAATAACTTTTTTAATTTCCCATGCAATTGTACCTTCTCTCATCTCTTTTGTATTTCCAACACCGAAAGAAGAATTTGGATGATCCAAATTTGGAAAAGTTTTCTTTTTTTTCCATTCATCTGATTCTTTTATTATAGAACCACTTTCATCATATTCGTTATTATATTGATCATAAAATCCTCCATGACCATCATATCTTCTTTCTGGTAAAGAGGGGAACATAACATATCTAATATGTCTGTGGATAGCCTGGCTTTCATCCCAGTCAATATACCTATCCCAATAGGCTTCACTCATTGCCATATCAACCTGACCGGAACGAAGGCGAGAAAAAACTTCTAACGCAGTTATTAAAACTGGAAGATGATCATAATCAAATTCTATTTTAACCTTCTTTGATTTTGTTTTTTTCATTGTTTATATGTTTTCTATTAAAAGTATCAAGTTTAAAATGAATCTTTGCTATATTATATATAGAACTAGTTTGCATTGCTGACCCCAGCTGTACATTATAATTCTTGTATGCGTGGACATCACCCAACTCATAATATTGTTTATATAAAGACCTGGCTCTTCTTTTTTGAGAAATAACATCCTTACCCAAAAAAATAACAAACGCTTCTATTGGATTGTTCCAATTTTTAAAAATTTTCATTAACTATAGTATGAACTGTTTTTTTCATACAGTCAACTCTTTTTTGAAAATTTTCTTTTGATGGTGTTTCTCTATTAAAAAATCAAATAACATATTAATTATTTACGTATATTCATCCAAGTCCACAAGATGAGATGCCATTTGTTTTGAAACTATTTGTATTGAACTAGGGTCATAAACACAAACTTCTAAAATATTTGTTTTATCATAATTATATACTATAATAGAATCATATCCTTCAGATGTTATTAATTGAGTTAATTTTTTTGCCAAATCAGCAGAATTACCTGCATTCTTCTCTCCATCTATACAATCATATTTTTCCCATAAAGAATCTACAGACTCGTTCCATTTTAATGGATTTTTGAAATCCAATCTGCATTTATATAAATTAGGACCATAATTTCTAGCCGTATCTGGATTAGGTGAAAAATAAAAACCATATCCATAATATCCATAATCAGTTCTCCTCATTATCTTTGATGAAAATGAATTAAAAACATTATCAGACCCATGATAATAGATTTCAGAACTACTCTCAAAAAACAACTTAAAATTCATTAAACTATTTATTCTAAAAAATTCAACTAAAACCCAAAACCCAATACAGTAAATGCATCCATTCTTATTTCGTTCCCAAAATAGTCATAAGATGGATTTAATTTTCCACTAATATGTAATTCCCATTTTTTATGTCTTGGTTCATATATTTTTATATTATATTCAAATAATAAACTCGTATTCAAACTTTCTGAATTAGATTTAGAATAATTTGTTTCTCCACTAACCTTGGTTAATTCAAAACCAAAGGCTTCAAAGTTTAAT